CAGCGGGCCTTTGCTTCGGCCCAGAGCTGCGTGATAACGTCGTCGGTCAAGTCCTTCCACACGGTCAGCTTGTGAGGCTGTTCGCCCACGTCCACGGGCCAGAAGCGCCGGTTGCCGGTGGTGTCCTGAAGGAAATCGGTTGTATTCGTGCTGCCGAAGAACACACAGCAGCGGGGCAGCTCTTTGACGTGGCGGCCATACGCGGCGCGGTAGCGGTCAGCGCGGAGAGACAGAAACTGCTTGATGCGGGCAACGTCCGTGCGCCGGAAGGCGTCAAGCTCAGATACCTCCACCAGCCACACACCCTGCAAAAGCTCAGAGGCGTCTTTCCCTTCAAAGGTCCTGATGCTGTCGTTAAACCATCCCTTGCTCATCTTATCCAGCAGGGTACTCTTGCCTATGCCCTGCGGGCCGGAGAGGATCAGCATATTGTCAAACTTGCAGCCGGGGACCATTGCGCGGGCGATTGCTGCGGTAAAGGCCTTGCGGCACACAGCGCGGTTGTAGGCGGTGTCCTTTGCGCCCAGATAGTCAATGAAGAGCGTATCCAGACGGGCCACGCCGTCCCACGCAAGGCCGCTGATGAAGTCCTGCACCTCATTGAAGGCGTGTTCGGAGGCGTGAATATCAAGGGCGCTGTCAATGTTCCCGCGTGAGGTGATGCCCCAGAAGCGTTCCATGTACCAGTACAGGCCGTTGCTGTCCGTGTCGGACCACAGGCGGCGGGCGGTGGACTTTTCCCACGGGAGAGCGCCCAGCACTTCACCGCGTCCGGCAAACTTATTGAGGGCGAATTTGCCCTTCAGCAGAGGATCACCGTCAAGG